CCCGCCAGGTTCTTCAGGAACTCGATGGCCATCGGTCATTCCCCCTACTGCACGTCGGCCAGGATGGCGTTGGCTTTCTCGGCGCGTGCCTCCAGCGTCCACTCTCCGACGATGACCTTCTTGATGGAATCGGAGACCTTGGGCAGATCCAGCGTCTTGAAGGGGCGCAGGGTCGCCTTCTTCCAGAGGCTCGGATCCAGGACGTAGACCTTGTTGGCCGGGGTGAACCGGTCGAGGAGCACCTTGATGACGCCGAAGTCGGACTCGAAGACGTCCACCCGCTGGGTGATCTTCGAGGCGTCGGCGTCCAGGGTGCGGAGAGCCCCGCCGTTCCAGGAACTCATGGTGCGCTTCAGCGCCCCGCCCATGACCGCCGTACCGGGATGCCCGCCGGAGTTAAAGCAGGCCTGAAGGGCGTCGTTCAGGAGATCCGGGGTGAAGTCCCGGAGCGTCCCGGAGTTGGAGAGGACGTGGCTGGTGATCCAGTAGGGGATCCCGCCCATCTGCCGGGCCGTCGGCGGGTTGCTGGTGTTGTCGCCGGCGCTCTTGCTGGACTGCTCCATGATCGCCTTCTCGCAGTCGAAGGCGATGAGCTTGGCGCACTTGGCCATCTGGTAGGCCATTTCCGACGTGAGGCCGTGCTTCTGGACGACCTCCTGGGTGTCGGTGACCTCGTAGCCCCGCTCCATGATCTGGGTGTAGTTCCCCAGGCGCGTCCTCGTGCCGGGCTTCGTGGTGGCGTAGGTGAAGCCTTCGGCGTAGGCGTTGCTCTGGGCTTCGCCCAGGTCGTCCTCCAGCCACTCGTGGTAGGTGGCGGTGCAGGACGTGGAGCCGATCATGGAGTACAGGGGGGTGGCGTCGGGGGCAATGTTGGTGATGACCGGGTTCAGGTCTTCCTTGTTGCCGACGGCGACGTAGGTGTTGCTCCCGCTGATGTAGTCTGCCACTTGCGATTCCTCCTTGGGTTAGGAGACCAGCCCCGCTTTCAGGAGGATCTGCGCCTGTTCTTCCTGGCTCATCCGTCCAAAGGACGGAGGCAGGGACGCCCCGGGCTGGGACGCGGCGGAAGGCCTGCCGGATTCCACCACCGGGAGCGGTTTCTGCTGCGGGGTGCCGTTCTTGGCGTACCAGGCCTTCCGGACTTCCTGGATCACCTTGACGTCGATCTCCTCCATGGAGCCCCGCGCCAGGGTCTTCATGACCTCCTGGTACTGGCGGTAGGGGAGGTTGGCGATCCACTCGTCCGCGTAGGCGGAGATCTCCTCGTAATGCGGTTCGGTCTGCCGGTATCGTTCCAGGAGCTCGCTGTACTGGCGCTCCCGGACGGCCGCCTGCTGAGCGGCGGCCTGCTGCTGGGCAGCCTCGGCGTACAGCTGCTGCCCGGCGATGGACATGAACACCTGGCACTTCGGGTCGTACTCGTCAAAGTCCTCCCGCGTGACCCCCATGAGCTCGCAGGCTCGCAGCACCGTGGCCTCGTAGACGCGGTCGGCGATGTCCTTCGAGGGCTGGGCTTGCGGCTGCACCGGTTCGGGCTTGGCCGGAGTTTCCAGTTGCCTCCTCAGTTCCGCCAGCTGCTGGGTCTTGCGGGTGTAGTCCGCCTGGAGGCTCTTGTAGAGCGGGACGAGCTCCGGCGGGAGGCGGTTGGGATCGATCTTCTCGATCCCCAGGGTCGCCACTTCCTCGGCGGTGTACGGTGCCTGCTCGGGGGTCGCCGGCTGGCCGGCCGGTTCCCCGGGAAGGATGACCGATCCGTCGGGGCGGAGACCGATGTTACCGGGAGCGAGAGGCTCCGCGGCTGCGGTTCCCTGCTGCGCTGCCGGTAGGCTTGTGCTTTCCATGCGTTCCCTCCTGGTTTGCGGATTGCTCCTCGGCTTGATCCGCAGGATCCGGGGTGCTCGAGGCTTGCCCCGGGATGATTCCGATCACCTCTTGCGCAATGGTGAGGCTCCGCTCCGAGAGGCTCCGGAGGAACCTCCCCCGTTCGATCCTGTCCAGGTTGTCGCCCAGGGGAGCGATGCACCGGTAGACCTGCTCGGCGATAGCCTCAGTCAACTCCTTCACTTTCCCGAAACTCCCTTCGGGCCGCCGCCCCGACGGCACAGTCGTTCAGGAGACTTCCCTTCAGGTGCGCCAGCACCACGGCGGTGGCATTCAGCATCCTCAGCTCCTCGGGTCCCAGGGGAAGGCTAAGCCGGTTTAAAAGCTCCGCCTGGGAACTTTCCAGCCAGGGCAGGAGGTAGGGCTTGACGGACTCCGCCCTGTCCCCCAGCCTCATCTCCTCCAGGAGCTGCTCCCGGTATTCCGGCTCCAATCGGCATTCCTCCCATCATGGGCATGGGCTTCGGCGGCGGCTCGGAAGGACAGAAGCTGTCCAGATCCCGGATCCCCACGCAGCTCATGAGTTCCCTCGCGGCGTGGATCCAGTGCCGCTCGTCCAGGATCCCCTGCGCCTTCCCGGAGGGATAGAGCATCCCCAGGTACAGTTGCAGGTTCTGCACCTTCTGATCCTTCTGCGTGAGCCCGCCGTTGGCGTTGATCTCGATGTCGAACTCCCCCGCCAGGTCGTCCGGGGTGACCTCCAGCGTCTCTCCCAGCAGGCGGATGACCTGGGGCTGATCCATGTACGTCTGGTTGAGACGCACAGCGAACCGCAGGAGATCCGCCACCCCGGTCTCGGAGAAGTTGCGGACGTAGGATTCCATGCGGAGCATGGAAGCGTTGAAGATCGTGGTGATCCCTGTGGCGGTCTTGTTCAGGCTCTTGAAGTCCGACCCCTGGTTGTAGCGGGTTCGTCCGCTCCAGGTCTCCAGCTTCCCCTCCATGGCCTCCAGGAAGGGCACCGTCCCGGCCGCCATGGGCTGGATGGGCACCGGCGCCATGACATCCCTCGGGGAGCCGTGGCAGCGGATGTACCGCCGGTCGGCCTTCACGTCCGCCACGTTCACCTTCGTGTCGTCGATGAAGGTGCGGGGGTCGTTGTTCAGGGCGATGTTGATCAAAAGCTGCCGGTAGAGGGCGGTGTTCATGTGCTGGATCTCCCCCACCACCTCCGCCAGTCCCCGGTCAGGCCAGAGCTTGTGCGGATCCGGCACGGGCATCAGGAAGAAGAAGGGGTGCCTCTGCCAGGGGTTCTCGATCGCCCTGAGGATTACCCCGTTGCAGCGCGTGACGATGCAGTCCTCCAGGAGGCCGTCGTCGTTGATGTCGATCTTCGTGTAGCATTCGTACAGCTGGACGTGGCGCCTCCCCCGCTCCAGGTTGGCCTCCGACACGTCGGAGACGTTGGAGAAGACGTCCAGGAGGTAGGGATAGTCCACGGAACCCAGGCGATCGACGGCCTCGTCCACGTTCTCGTAGACACCGGCCTTCTGCCGCCTCAGCAGGTCGTCCACCCGCACCACGGTCTTGTGCGCCAGGAAGGGGGCGTCGGAAAGGCTCCTGGTGTCCGGGAGGATCCGGATCTCGTCGTGGGGGACGTTCTGCCAGACCAGCTGGTTGCGGCGGTAGACCGCGTCGCGCCACTCCACCTTCACCAGGTCGCTGACCCCCACCAGGGGGTAGACCTGCACGTCCCGCTTCCCCGCCAGGAACTCCTGGAGGAGCTCCCGCGGGACGACGGCCACCTGGATCGGCCCCGGGGCAGTCTCCCGATCCCACCAGGCCTTCACCACCCCGAGGTTCCCCACGAAGGCATCCCGGAACCAGGTCTCGGCGATGGTGTACCCCCGGTTCTGGCGCATGAGCTGGTGGGCGACCAGCTTGCGCATCTTCTCCGCTCTGGGGACATCCTCCGGGCCGACGCCGGAGATGGTGACCATCTTTCCGGTGTCCCCGGCGAAGAAGGCCTGCATGCAGTTGGCCACGTACCACTCCACCACGGAGTAGAAGTCGAAGGAGACCAGGTCGGTGGCCTGGGAGAGTTTCTTGTACTTCTCGGCGTAGTAGTCCTTGTCCGCCTTGTAGATCTGCCAGCGCTCGATGACGCTGGGCTCGATGGTGCCGGTGTAGTAGTCCTCGGCAGCCTGGATGTCGGTCTCGACGGAACGGGCAACCGCTTCTAGATCCATCTGTCCCTCCTACATGGCTCCCGCCACGGGGAGCCAGCTGTCCGCCTCGGATTCCTCAGGGTCGTTCCAGGAGGAGGGCGGGTACGCGATCTGTTCCATGTACGCCAGGGCATCTGGTATGTCGTCGTGCCGGCCGTAGGGGAAGCTCAGGAGCTGATCCTCGAACTCCGCCCTCCAGTCGGCGGTCTCGGGAATCCAGACCTGTCCGGCGGAAAAACGCGGCTGCATCCCCAGGATCCGCAGCTCCTTCTTCTTCTCCGCCCTCAGGGGGATCAGCTGGAAGAAGAGGTTGCGGCGAACCATCTCCCGCTCCACGAAGTGCGCCAGGGCAGCCTGGTAGGCCACCGTCTCGATCCCCACGGAGACCGGCTTGTGCTTCGCCACCAGGGAGAAGAGGCGGTCGAGGGTCTCGGTGGGGTCGTACCGGCCGTAGTCCACGTCCAGGACGAACCAGTGATTGTCCGGGGAGACCCCCACCACGCAGAAGACGGTGTAGTCGGCGGTGGCGTTCTGGGAGATCGCCAGGTCGACGGTGATGAACTTCGCCAGAGGGACGCCCGCCAGGTCGGAGCGGACGAAGGTCTTGATCATGTCGGAGCGGAAGCGCCGGTTCTCCGGGCTCATGGGAACGCACATCTTCTCCCGGTGCCAGAGATCCAGCTTCCCCATCCGGGCGAAGGAGTCCCGCTCGGCGTAGATGGCCTCCTTCGGGTCGTGCTCCGGCCAGTTGGGCTCGTCCTGCTCGTTCAGGACGGGGATCCTCACGGTCTGAAACCCCAGCTCGGCGGCGTGGGCGAAGACCCGCTCGATGAGACAGCGCTCCCCCAGGTTGTTCCCGATCATGAAGATCCGCCCCGTGCGGGAGAGAAACTTCACGTCGGAGAGGAACCAGTTCCAGTCCCGCTCCAGGGTCAGCTCGCTCTTGGCGTCCTCCCCGTCCTGGGGGTCGTCGATGATCACCAGCTTCGGCCTCCTGTCCCGCCATTGGAGCCCCCGGACGGAGGCTCCCTTGCCGTAGGCCTCCAGGCGGATGTCCAGGTAGCCCTCCCCGGTGTCGGCCGTCACCTCGAAGACCTGCTCGTTCTTGTGGTTCACCTTCACCAGGCTGGCCGAGAGGGCTGGATCCGCAAGGAACATGTCCCGGATCTCGTAGAGGCGGTTGGTCGCCAGGGACTGATTCGCCATGACGAAGACCGTGTAGTCCCTGTCCGGGCTTGGATAGACCAGGGTGTGGAGCGCCATGGCGCGGATGTAGGATGTCTTCCCGCACTCCCGGTATCCCTGGATGGCGTAATGGCCGGAGCCGTAGAGGAGCTTCTCGCTCCAGTCGTGGTGGAACCACGCCGGCCGGCAGTCCGCCTGTCCCGGGAGGAAGTCAGCCCGGAAGCTGACCAGATCCCTCTTCCCCAGGAAGAACTTCTTCGCCAGCTCCGCTGCGGTCGGATTCGCCATTCAGCACCTCGGCCTCGATGATCTCCCCCCGGTCGATGGCCAGGAAGGTCTGACGGGCAAGGGAGATGACCTGCTCGCGGGTCTGCTCCCGCTCCGCGTCCAGGTCGATGTTGAAATTCAGCTGGGGAGCCCGCCCCAGAGCCCTGTCGAGGATGATCGACGCCGCCTCGACCCGCACCTTGGCGGTCGTTCTGGGGCTGATCATCACCTCGAAGAGGGTCTCCAGCGCCTCGGGAGCCATCTCCCTCGCCCGCGAGATGACCCGGCGGATCTCCTGCGGAACGCTCTTGACGACTTCTCCCGCGTAGGCTTTCTCCCATGCCATATACGCAACACTCCTTGCTTTATGGCAATAAGTATAACACAGAAAGAGGGTCTTGCAGGGACACAAGACCCAATTTTTCTCACCCTAGACTCAGCACAAGAGCTGAAGAGGATAGCACTTGGCGATCTTAGCGCTAAAGAACAGTCGCACTACCCCTTCTTTGGCTCATGGAACCCTTAGCCTATATATATATCTTTACTCTAAGAGCAAAGAAGGGGTAGTGCTACCGTTCTTTTTGTGCCATAGCACGACGTGCTTCTGCTTTTAAGCTGAGTCTAGGGCGGAAATCGTCCCATACCACAGAAAAAAGCCCCTGTCAAGGGGTCTGGAGTCCCAGACAAACAGGGGGAAAGACCCCCTTTTGCCCCGAAAATCAGTAAACTCCGCCATTCCCCGGACGGTTCCGTCAGGAAGCTGTCAGGGAAGTGTCAGAGAAGTGTCAGAAACTGTAAACGTTTGGAACAAACGCTGGAAACGTTGGAAAATCTAGCATGATATGACACGCTTTTCCCGTCTGTCAGAGGATCTGTCAGACGGAGTGTCAGAAAACTGTCAGAACTATTGTTTATTTTTTTGAGAGAGAAGTTTCTTTTTTGATGGGTATCCCCCTGGGAAGCCCCCCGGGGGGCTGGAAAGATGGCGAGGATGGGGGGATGGACTTTCACGTCCTTATATACCTTAGTCTCTATTCAAGCTATCTCCTCTGTTGACCCCCCCTATGTCTCTCTTGTGCAATTGCACAAAAGCCCTCCTCCTCAAAATTTGGAGCACCCCTCCGCACAGAGCGGTGTTTGCCCCTTGATTGACACTACGGCAAAAGCATAGCACAAAAGGTCAATTTCGTCAAAAAAAGACTTGACAAAATTGACCTTTTATGCTTTGTGCCTCCGTGATCAATCAAGGAGCAAACCCCGGCACTGTGCTCTTGGTGGTGCTGGGGTTTGCTCCCATTTTAGGGAGGTGTTGTATATGAAGGTTAAGTGCCTCAACAAAAGCGAGAGTGCGATAGCGATTGCGGTGCAAACGAGTGATGCCGACCTGCTCCTAAAGTCGAGCATCTCGAAACAGGCGCTCTTCATGAGGAAGGTGTGGAAGGAATTCAGCACTTTCCCTCAGCCGAGAAAGGTTTCCTACTTCGTCATCGACCTTGCTGACCGGCCTGGTTGGTCAGCGGTTGTCATCGGTGCAAAGTAACTCTGGCGAAACCGGCAGGAACGCGCCTGCCGGTTCCCGGCAACGTGCAGGCACCGCCGGGCTGACGAGCTCAGGCCTGCACAAAAATCTCAGCCGGCAGAAGCCGGCAGAAAGGAAGTGAGTAGCATGGAGTGGAAGTATTTCGGAACGGAGCGAGTTCTGCGAGAGTGGTCAGACGAAGACACAACTATGGTGATTGGACAGAAGGAGATTTTGCACTATCGGTTTCTGCACATCGAGAGGTGTGTAGAACGGGCTTGGTATCAGACAGGCCTTGATACAACTGACACTTATGTAAGAGAGACCTGGAGCTATGGATTCCGGGAATATTCCCGGATCAGGGGGAGCAACGATGATCCCCTGGCAACTCCAGAGAGGCAGGGACGTTACTTGCGTGAACAGCAGTTCCGTAGGGGACTGCTGTCATGGAAGGAACTCTAGGATGAGTCGCCTCATCCTAGAGCACGGAGTAAACAGGAACGACCGGCGGTTTACGCCGGTCGTTTCTGTTTATCAGGCTCTCGAGATCCTTCGGGGTTACCCGAAGGATTCAGGAGCCTACGGCGTTCTGCGCCGTAACGGAGTCGCCATCAAGGGATGGCGACGAGAGCAAAACACCGG